GGACAGCCTCGTCACCGCGCGCCGCCTGTACAGCGCCAGCCGCCAAGCCGATGCAGCAATCCCAGTCACCCCATTGAAATGGGCGCACGGCGTTGTTCGCGAGGAAGGTGTTCAACCTCGCGCGCCAGTCTCGATGTCGGTTTTTCATCTGATCTGGAAGTCCGTTGCCGGGCCGCGTCCGGTATCAGACCCGCCGCCGCCCGCGGTTTGGCCAGTCGACCCGATGTCGGCGCGCTTGTTCGCTAGGTCGTGGACCCAATCCTGGCTTTTGTCGGTCGGGTCGATGTCGCGTTGCTCGCTGTAGCGTGTGCCAAGCGCATCACCGGAGCGCGCCGCGAACCCTTCAATGTTCAGCGTGATGAGCGCGGAATCCTCGCCCTGCACCATGCGCAGGTCATCCATGCGGCCAACCTTCTGGCGCTGCGGCGTGTAGGCCAGCGCGCCGGCATCGTTCATGTAGGACAGCCAGATCACGGCTCGGCGGCGGCGCCATAGGCGGCCATCGGCGATGACCTGTTTGAAAAGCGGCAATGCGGGATCGACGCCGGACATCTCAAGGCGGGTCGGGCCGGAACCGTTCTCGTCTTCCACAATCTCGCCAATGTCAGCCAGCCCTGAGCTGGACAGCCAATCGCCATCAAGCGAGCTGTCCCCAGTCGATGAAAGCGTGACGCCCATCGGCCCGGTCCACATCTTGAGCGGGTCATCGGCGATATCGAGGAAAACGAACCATACGGGCTTGACGACGACGGCTTCGGCTGCGCTTGCAAAGGTCATCAGAAGTGCTCCGCGCCTTCAAAGGTGAATGCCGACCGACGGCCCGACAAACCACGCCACCGGGCTGTGTTGCTGTCGGTGGACGCGCAAAGGAAATACGGAGCGGCAATCTCAAGGTCGGCCCCATCAGCCGGGCTGGTGCGCAGCGGCGTATCGAAGGTCACTTGGCCCTCCCCGCTTCCGTCGGCCGTCAGATCCGCGTTCACGACAAAGCACTGGTCAACCACCGTGAAGATGTCGCCAGCCTCGAAGATCTCAGCGCTTGGCGTCATGTCTTTCAGGTTCAGGGCGAACCCACTCTGGCTGGCCCCATCAACCTTGACCGTGCCGGAATAGCCGGTTGCCGGGCCGGCATAGTTTGGCATCGGGCACTGAAACCAGTTTTCGCGGCCTTTCAGCTTCATCTTGAACGAGCGCCATTCTCCGGCCTCGGTCTCATTGCGCGGGGCAAAACTGACCGAAATCATCCAGCAAGACGCGGACGGGTAGGAAAGCACCTGGCGTTTCTTGGTGAACAGTGACCGGGTTTCAAAATCCCGGCGTTCCAGCCAGACATCACTGTCCGTCAGGATCGAGAGAAACGAGCTCGGAGCTGTAATCAGGGACATCAATAACCCCTTGCGCTGATCTGCGGACGGGCGAGGCGTTCAATCTTGGCGTTTGTGTCTTTGGCGCTGATGCGGGTGGACTGCACAACGGCTTGCTCTGTGCCTTCGCGAACGGCGGCGTAGACTTCCTCGCGGGACACGTCAGATCCCGCGTTGATCGTGCCGATGTGGACGGTGATGCCTCGATCATTCGCCCCGCGGTCATTGGCCGCGCTTCTGGGGATCACGTCGATGCGTTCACCCTGGCCGACCCGGGCAACCGGAGATCCGTTGATCGAAAGCAGGTTATTGTCGATACCACCGCGGCCGCCGACCATGATTGAGCCGCCAGTATTGAGGCCGGGAAGGCCGCCAAGGGCGGCCATGCCTTGCGACATAGCAAACGCTGCAGCCATGCCTGCCATTGCCGGAACAGAGTTGGCACCAAAACTTGCCAGCGACACGGCAGCGGCGGCCGGCGCCCATGCGGCGGCAACCATCGTCGCCTGCCCGACTGATGCGGCTGTAGCGGCGGAAGCAATGCTCTGCCCTATCGCCTGATTGACGAGCCACTGAACACCAAGCTGCACGAAAGACGAAATGAGCTGCGCCACCGCGTTGCGGGCCACATTCATCAGCGCGCCGCCAAGGTCTTCGGCAAACACGATGGAACGGCCCACCGCATCGCCCAAACCTTGAGAGATGGACTGCGCAGCTTGCCCGAACGCATCGCGCATCGCGAAGGCCACGTTCTGCGAGCGGATCGCCACCTTGTCCAGCCCGGCCAGAATGCCGTCGATCCAAGACGCCTGCCCGCTGTCAACGGACGCTTGCAGCATGGCCGACTGCGCCTCACGCATCCGCATGTTGAACTGCGACTGTGTGATTTGTCCTTCGTCGAGAAGCTGGTTTATCGCAAGAAGCGTGTTGCGATACTGTTCTGCTGGCGCATGGATTTGCTCATAGATCCATTTGGCCTGCTCTTGCGCTGCCGTGAGCCCCTGGACCTTGCGGATGGCGTTGTCGGTTTCGTCAGCCTCCTCGGCCATGACGACCGCAATGGCTTCGGATTGCTCTCGCGCCCGGCGGCGCTCTCGGTCTCGGTTGCGCTCCTCGACCAACAAAAGAGCAACCTGCCTGCGCAGATCTTCTGTGGCGCCGGCGAGATCCGCGCGGCGCTGAAACTGCTGATCATCAAGCACAGCCAAACGCTCTTGCGCTGCTGCCAGCTCACGCGCTGCGGTGGCTCTATTTGTCGAGCCTCGCCCGTCAACCGTGGACGAATTAAACATCGCCTGCGCGCGGGCAACATTGCTGCGCTCCAAGGCGATGGCGCGGGCGGCCTCTGCGTCTGCGGCGGCTTGCGTGGCCTCAGCTTCGGCCAAGAGCACGCGCGATTGCTGCAGACTTGCGCCTCGCATACGGTCTTGAATGCCCTCGACGTCCTGCAGGCGCGCAAATAGGTCCGCATATCGCGCCTCGACCTGCTGGACCGGCGTTCGATGGGAGACCCAGGCCGCCGTGAGAAGGCCCACCGCTGTAATCATCAGACCGACCGGGCCAAGGGCAAAGCGAACCGCTGCGCCCAGTGCTTGCGACATGACGATTGCCGCGCCGCCCTGCACTGTCAGAAGCTGCAGCGACGTCCACCAGATGCCGGTTGCCGCCGAGGCGGAAATCATCGCGGCGGCCGCAGATCCGACCGACTGCACCATCAGAATGCCAGCGGTCACCGCTGCAGCCTTCATGGCCACATCAAGCGCAAAAGAAGCATCCTCCGCGCCAGTCAAAACCCGGATGACCTCTTCGGCGGCCGGAACAAGCCCGGACAGCATCACGAGGCCAAAACTTTCGGCGCGCTCGGCAGCGGTTGAGACTATGACATTCCAGCGCGTCGAAAGGCGCTGCGCCATCTGGTCATACGCTTCGTCTGCCGCCCCGGCCCGATCCGCCATTTCGTCCATGATCTGAGCAAAGCGAACGCCGCCCTGCCCAGCCAGCGACAGAACCGCTGTACCAGCTTCGACCGATCCGAAAAGGGTGGTCAGGGCGTCCCGATTGCCGCCCGTGCGCTCTGCCACGTGATCCATAAAGCCGAGGAAGCCCATGCTTTCAACGGCTGCAGAATTGAACGAAATGCCCAGGCGCTCGGCCAGCTCTGCCGCCTGCTGCGACGGTTGCAGTGTGGCATTCAAGGCGGCCCGGATGCCGGTGACGGCGAGAGACGTGCTTTGGCCTTGCGTGGTCAGAGCGGCTGTGGCGCCGACCAGCTCATCAAGGCCGATGCCAAGCGCGCTCGCAATCGGGATGACCTGACCAAGCCCTGCGGACAGCTCGTTGATCGTCGTAACGCCGGTTCGAACGCCGGTGAAAAGAATATCCGAGGCGTCCGCCGCCGTGAGGTTTTCATCGGCATAGGCATTCGTCGCCGCGTTGAGAATTGCAATCGAGCCGGTCAACTCGGCAGCGCCACCAACAGCGAGGCGGTTCGCCGCGTCCACACGGGCAATGGCCTCAGCGCTATCCGTCGCGCCGGCCGAAACTGCGGCATAGAACGCCTGCGCCTGCGCGCGGGTGCCAGTGCCGAAGGATGCCCCGAACGCTTGGGAAGCCTGCGTCATGGCGACCAGATCACGGGTTGCGCCTGGAATGAGCGTGGAAAGCTCGCCGACCGCAGCATCCAGCGCCCGCGCCTGCGCGATGGAAGATGTCAGCGAGAATGCCGCGCCGAAAGCAGCACCCAGCGCGCCGACCGATCGGACGAGGCTGCTGACCCTGCCCTCGAGGCGCTGGCCGGAATTGGTGAGGTTGTCGAGGTGGCGCTTGCCAGTGACAGCATCACCGGAATCGACCCGAATTCCCAGCCGTGCGACATCCATTGGCTACCCTCCGGGCATGAAAAAAGCCGCCTTGGAAAAAAGGGCGGCTGGGAACGACTTGTTGAGCAGGCTTCGAGCGCGTAGCGTGTGCGCACGCAACTCAGGGGATGAATATGCGGGCTCTTCTACTGGCCTTCGCGGCTGCGCTTTCTGGATGCGCAACAACCAGCAGCCCTCAAGAAACATGGCAAGCCCTGCGCGCTTCTGACCCGATAACCGGATCTGAGCGCTGCACAGTGACCGCGCCGGATCGCGCGTTTGGTCGAGGCTATACTCGCGCGGGCTTCATTTACCCGTTTGTGGAAATGAACAGCGAGGTCGGGCTTCTTGTTGGCGTGATGAGCGGCGGAAACTATCGCGTGCCGCCCGGTGATGTTCAGTGGCGCGTTGATGGCAATGAACACCGAACGCTGCGGGCAAGCCGAACGCCTGTCATCGGCGAGCGATCCGGCGTCATGTTCAATGAGGGCCTGATGTCTTCTGTCCGCAACGGCATTACCGCTGTGGACGGCGACCTAGCCGAGGAAATGCTGGCTGAAATGCTGGCCGGAACCGGTCTGCTTTACCGCGCATCGGCGACGGCGAACATGGCGGGCTTGGCAACCTCTCGGTCAGCTTCTGTGGGCCGGATGACCAGCGAGGGGCTTGAGCCCTACCCGCTAGACGCCAGCTTCCGGGCGGCGCTTGCGGAATGCGGGATATCCCCATCTAACCCTTAGAATACCGCTCAGCGTCTGCCTTTATCTCATCCATAACAGCGCCCATCCATGCAGCTTCCATCGCGTCCAGGGCGTCGTGCTCCCATGATGCGAGGACCAGACCCATGCGGGATAGTGCGGCCGCATAGTCCGAATGCGAGATCGGCATAGGCCCTTCTGAGCCACGCTGCCGGCGCGGCCCAATCCGATAGAATATCTCCTGCAGGTATTCGGTGCGCTCTGGCCATTCCGGCTCTGGTGATGACTGCCCGAACCGGGCGTTTCTTTCGCGCCGTGTTTCGCCTTTGCGATCCGGCGTCCCGTATCTTACCTGGGTGCGGGTCGCTTCCGCGAGGGCTTTCGCGATGCCTTGGTAAAATTTGCGACTTTCGCAGCCGTCACGTTCGCGGCTTCGACAGCTTCCGGCAGCGCCTCAAACAGCTTGCGGGCGTTCTCCGGGGTGAAGTCCCAGATCTCGCCGCCATAGGTGAACTGCTCGCCGGTCTCATCCATTCCCCATTCCCAATCGACACAGACGCCGACTGCCTGTTCGAGCGTGTTCTCGCTGATCGACTGGCCGACCGTCTCATAGATCGTGTCCAGGTCGGCGCCCTTGTTTCGCATCCCCTGCATGATGCCTTTGCCGGACAGGCGATGCGCCAGGCGCTTCATGTCGGGATGATCAGCGCTGCGGACCTTGAGTTTCAGGCCGGATTTCAGGCCGTCGATAATGATCTCATCGGTCCAGATTGTCGCGTTCGGGTCGATGTCAGGCTGGCGTTTTGCGATGTCCATTGAATAGCTCGCTTATTGGTCTTGAGAAAAAGCGGCCCCGACCGAAGCCGGGGCCAGTTGGCCAGTGAGGATTAGGCCGAGACTGCTTCCGGCAGCACGCGCAGGTGCTGGACGTGGCCGAGCTGATACATTTCGCGAACGAAGTCCTCATCGCCGCCCTGCGGGTAGGTCGGGCCGGAGACAATCGAGCGCACATAGTCGGTGGTCGCGGTAAAGCCGCTCACAGCGTCGTCGTGGACGATCTTGAAGGCATAGACGCCCTTGTCGGCCCCGATGGTACGCAGGGCGACTTGGCCGGCATCCGCAGCGAGGTGCGAAAGCTCCATCTCGCCGCCACCGCGGTCATTCGAGCCCTTGCCCTTGAGAATGCCATTGTCCAGCGTGGTATAGGACGCGATGTTCTCAGAGCGGCCATAATCGGGGAAAGACCCGACGTTGTTGACGCGGACCCAGGTCAGCGCCTCCCATGCGGCCTGGTCGGCAACATCGGCGGCTTGCGCGGTTTCGCAGACATAGAATTGCTTGCCCGCATTTGTAGTTGCAGCAGTACCCATCTTACGGGCTCCTTCTGTCATGAAAAAAGCCCCATCGGGGCACTAGCGACCAGTCGGGGCCGCGCCGCAATCGCCTGATGGCGAAAGTCTTACGGATGCAGGCACCACCAAGAGACGGTGAGCGGCATCGAATTCCACCCATCTTCCGTAATGAGCTGGCCGCGCTGGTGAGCGGACAGGATCACGAAGAAATCATTTGGGCTGGTTCCCGCGCTGATGCGCGAGCGCCGGGCGAAGTGGGCCTCAAGCGCCGCGATTTTCGCGCGCAGCGGGCCAGGGCCTTTGCTGATCGGGTAAACCGCCGTGATGATGTATGAGCCGGAGCGATAGACTTGCGCGTCCGTGCCGATGAGCTGGCCGGCACGAAGCGGCGCGTGAAGCACTTCGACCCGCAGATATGGCGTTGCATTGGACGGCTCGAACCGCAGGCCCGGCCAAGCGACGGACACACCAGGCGGCATGTCGCTCAGCTTGCCGTGGAGCGCGTTCTCGATCTGGCTGACGTAATCGGTCACGGTATCGCCCTTTCCGCCTCACGGGCGAGATCCATGACCACGCTATCGAAGGCGTTCACGAAGTTTTGCACCATGTGCGAGCCTTGCTTTGAGTGGCCCTGCTCAAGGCGCACGATGTAGGGCAGGTTCGAGACCACATAGATGGACGAGCCGCCGACGCTGGTTTTTGCCTGCAGCCGGTTGGTGCCATCGTTTATTGTCAGGTTTCCGGTCGGGTCCAGGCGTTCGACATTACCCGCGGCCGGCGCATCAAATGTGAGCTGCCAGCTTCCCCGTGCCGTGCCTTCATCAACCGGCGTCGCCTGCACGATGCTTGTCAGGCCGACCAGCGCCGTTCCGCGCGCCACATAGTCGAGCCGCCGTTCTGCCTTGTCAGCGAAGCGGCGAAGGTCGTCACCAAATCCCGCCATCAGCCGAGCTGGATCACAGCCTTGTAGATGATCGGGCTTTGACCATCAGGGTTCAGCGGGGTCATGCCGATCACGGAGAAAACCTTGCCATCGACCGTCACGGTATCCCCGGCGCGTGGCTCAAGGTCGCAGCCAGAGGCGGCCATCAGGAACCAGCGCATTTTCGAGACCGTCGCGGCGTCCAGCGTGTCCGATCCGCGCGGGGCGGAGTAGGGCAGCACCACAGCGCTTGCGGTATAGGTCGTGGTGGCGTCGTTTTCGTCCTCGCCCGTCTGGTCCGTGAAGTCCGCATCCCAAGGGTTTTCAGGCGGCGAAACCGCATCATCAACGCCTTCGCTGCCGTCGACATAGCGGGTCAGCGTGAAGGTCGAGCACTTGGACGCGATCAGGCGAAGGGCGGTGGCGATCTGTTTGGTGTAATCGGCCATCAGGCGCGCACCAGGCTGACAGAAGCGCTGCGCTTGTTGCCGCCGATCTGGGCAAGCAGGCGATCCACGGCGATGAACTTGCGGGCACCCTTTGCCCCGGCATATTCCGTCTCTTCCTCGATCACATCGACCTTTTCGCGAATGCGCTTGATCGCGCTGGTGTCATCCATTGGGGCGAGCGAGCCGGAAAGCGCCTCGACAGCCAGAAGGCAGACGGCCTCTTCCAGTTTGGCCGGCACGCCGATGTCGATCAGCTTGCCCTCGATGTAGTATTGCGAGAAGCGCGGGAATGAGAGCGCCTGCGCGGCCAAGAGCGGAGTGGACGGGAACAAATAGCCCGCATCCACAAAGCTGGTCGCCTCACGCAATGCCGCTTCCTTGGCCGGGTCCGTCGCGCTGGTCGTGATGTTCCGATTGGTGACGAACGTCTCGAAGTCTGCGAGCGAGACATAGGAATCGGACGCCGCAAGGCCGGTGCCGTCCTCGACAGTCAATGCCATGTTAAGCCCTCACCTTGATGCAGGCGGCCACCGCCGCCCGGTCAAATTCCAGTCCACAATGCGCCGCGACCGGGGCGAACAGCTCCGGGTCATCAATCAGCGCGTCCGTGTTGATTTCGATTATGTCCAGCCCGGCCGTCTTCATGGCGTCAAAGCGCGCCACCTGCGCATCGACCCAAGCACCCCACCCGGCGCGGCTATCGCCAAACGCCCGCATGAAGCTGGTTCGGATGCAGCTATCAATGATGCT